GCTCCATCGGTTGACGGTATACGCCCATCTCTAGCTCTATTCACAATAGTTGTTGCTCGCCTACCGCTTATGGCTCTTGAGGTTGAGGCTGTGCCAGTGTTTATTTCTGCATCTGATATTTCTGAGTAGGTGGTGTTTGGGGTCGCTAGATTGCCTGAGCCAAGTAACGTCGTGCCATTTACGGTTTTAATGCTTGTCCCAGAAACTAGAGTATTTTGTTTGCCAGAGAGGTCTTGGTCGCCTGAGTTAGTTCCACTGGTGTTACCTACTACTATCTTCTTGGCATCGGTTACATAGTTATCATCTGCACCAAGAGCGGCAGCGTAGTCTGCTGAACTGAAGGCTTTAACCTGTGCAAGATTGGTTACTTCTGAATCCATAAGTGCGCCAGCACTAGTCACGTTTGTAGTGTTGGTTACATTTGCGTTGGTTTCAATAGTCGCAAGCTTAGTAGACGCAGAGCTAGGGTAGGTTATCTTGGCGTTGTTGGCAGTAATGTCGGAAGCTTGTGTACCTGTTATTCCTACTTTTGCATTATTAGTAGCAATATTACTCTCCATAGTGTCTAGGTTTACAGCTTGAGTAACAGATATATGACCTACTTTGGTTGCATCGCCTGATGGATAGGTGTTCTTGGCGGTGTTGGCTGTTACTGCTGAGTCATAAGTTGTGTTTACTGCGTTGTTGTTTGAGTTGTCAGTACCAGCTACGTCTACGTTTAGGTTAGTTCGGGAAGTGGCTGCGCTTGCTACATCTGAGAGGTTAGCGGTGGATAGCATGTCCCCGCCGCCAGATGGAGACTGCCAGCTATAGTCATAATCTGCACCAGAGTCTTTCACTAGTTGCTGGTTGGTTGAACCACCTGTCGGTAGGCTCGCACCGTCAGCTCCAGGGTTGCCCTGTATGCCCTGGATGCCCTGTATGCCCTGGTCTCCAGTGTCGCCCTTAGCCCCAGATGAGCCGTCAGCTCCCCTAGCCCCCGTGTCTCCCTTGCTACCAGGAAGCCCTGTAGCACCGTCAGCTCCATCTGCCCCAGCTAGCCCTGTGCTGCCTTTTAGACCTGTGCTGCCTGTGTCACCCTTGTCGCCCTTGTCGCCCTTAATCCCTTCGGTGAAGTAGGCTAAGTCGCTCCACGCTGTAGCCCCGTCACCGTACTTAACTTTGCCTGTGTCAGTCTCATAGCCAGGCTCACCCGTAGCCAAAACTGGGTTAGCAAGAGTCCAGTCAGCCGAGGTGCCCCGTCGTACCTGGATTTGGTTGTACCGAGACATCAGGCTACGCCTCCATCAATGTTATCGAACGAGCCTCCTCCGATGCCAACCCCAGCTTCTATAGCCTGAGATAGTGATGTAATAGAGTTACTGTTGGTTCTCTTCAATGAAAGTATCTGGCTGTGGCGGTTGTTGTCTCTCATGGTCTTCATATAAACTTCAGCCTGTTTGTAGAACCTCTCGGCGTTACGAGCGATAAACGGTACTGGAGATGCGTCGCAGATGAAAGCTGACATAGCTGTCACTAACCAAGGAATGCTGTCTACTCGCACGGTCTCTGTTGATAGGGTGTATACAGGTGGGAGTAGGTACGCTGGCAGCTGGATGTTAGTACCGACCAAGTCTGCTGAGATGGTCTTTAGGTGTAGCCCGTCTTGAGCCAACATACAGAGAGTATCTGTGTTAGAGGCTTGGAACAGGGCTTGGTCGACCATCTTGTATTTCTCTATAACTGCCCCGTCACCGTCCACAAAGTAGACCCAGTCGAGCGGGGTATTGCCCACGACAACTCTGTCCATATCTGGGAAGTCGTACTGTAGAACGCCCTCAGCCACTACATCTGGTAGTTGGTAAGTCATATCGAATAGAGACTGCCACTTCACATAAGGGGTGTGTGCCCACATCTCTAGCACTTGGTTCATAACACTCAAATAGGTGTTAAAGTCGTCGCTGCCTGAGACTTGCGCCTCATACTCGCCGTTTACCTTGGTGTATGCTTTGTCGATTATCTGTAATACAGTTGCCATAATTTTACCTCAACTCGTTTTTTATTTTTTCTAGTATCTCTACAAGGTCTGCACTCAGGTCAAGCTGGTAGTCAGCCGCCCGCTTGTGCTCTTTTGCCGTCTCTCGGACGGCTTTGGTTGACTCGTGTCTCCCAATGTATTTGTCCAGGACTGCGTGTAGCTTGTCTTTTTCGCTGCGCTTGGCAGTAGCAGCTTTCTCGCCCTCAGTAGCAGCGAATACATCCCTATTGGCTCTCTGGAGCTCTTCACTGGACTGGTACTCATCCATTACATCATCTCCTGTGGAGGTGCTGGGTTGTCCATAGCAGCCTGTACCGCTACGTCTTCAGCTGTTAGCTCGATACCGTACTTGCCAGCTGCCTGAATCTTGCCAGAGGCGGGTAGGTCTTTGAACGCAATGTTGACTGTTGGTGCTTTCACCTCGTCCATCTTGGCGTTGTCTTTCTCGGTCTGCTGCATAGCCATTTGTTTGGCTTGCTCTTCTTCCTGTGTGACTTGTTCTAAAGCCTGTTCCATAACTTCGGCTATCTTAGCGCTACTCTCTAGGTTAGAACTCTTAGTCATCTCTCTCATCAATAGTGGCATTACAGAACGCATTACCTTAGCCATATTAGGGTCTGACTTAGCTGCCTCGAAGAAGCCAGTCATGAATGTGTTGAGCCTCTTCAGGTCTTCTTCCTTAGCCATATCTCGTGTGCTCTCGAAGTTGACGGTGATGTTCACACCTCTCATATCGGTCAAGTCTAGTCTGACTTGGTTCTTGTCATTGATGAAGTTGCCTGACTCATCCGCTTCACGGACTAGGTTAGCGTACTCTTCGTCCAGTTCAACCATTGGTACTGCGTTGTTCCTCTCGGAGATAGCCTTAACTTCGGCGAGGTAGATGTTGATTTTATTCTCTAGGTTCATCTCGAAATACTGCTCATAGTTCTTGCGGTAATAGTTATTCTCTATGTCAGCCTTCTGTGACTGGTCATTTACACCCGCTTGAGTTTTAGAGAAGGTGGGGTCTCCCGAGCCTGACGAAATGCTACTATCACTCGAGGCAGGGAGCGAGGTTAGTAGAACAGTCTTTAACAGGTTGTACAGACTCGGGAAGTTCTGAATAGTCGATGTGTCGATTGGTAGTAGGTCTACCTCTCCGTCTTCGTCGTTTAGGAACATGGTGTTGCCCTTGGTCAGAGTGAAGGTATCTTCGTTCAGAGAGATGCCCTTGACGGTCTTAGCTGGGTCTGTGTTGTAGTCAGAAGTGTAGACGAAGTTGCGTAGCAGTGAAGTTAGGGACTGCTGTGCGCCGTAAGCCATGTCAATCAGTGAGCGACCCATAATAGACGAGCCGTCATAGTCAGAATAAAGTGCCACGACACGCCGACGACCACTCAGGTTAGGTATAACCCTCAAGATAGTGCCTGATGAGTAGTGCCAGGTGATAAGCCATTTAGAGTCAGTGTAGACGAATAGCTCGTACATGTGCTCTGGCAAGCCTTCCATAGAAGCCTTGATGTTCTTGTTCTGGTTGCCTGAGTTCGACCCAGTACCGTAGTCAAGAACCTCCTGTAGCCCCTTTTTGTCCCAAGTCCCGCCGACTTCGTCGTCTTCACCAGCGATTAGGAGCTTGATGTCATCTTCAGTTTTGAGGCTTCGGAACTGGACGAAGTTAGAGCTGTTGATGTTGGTCGACCAGGCTTCAGGGTATAGGTCGCCCCAGTAGATAGGAGTCTCACCGACAGTGTACTCACCGTGGTCGTTCTCGAATGGTAGGTAGGATGCACTTGCACCGAAGGTGGCAGCATTTCGGAGCTCTATCCACTGCTTCTGTAACAGACCGTAGCCCTTAGATGAACCGCTCTGTAGTAGGATTTTGACGGCAATATACTCATAGACTAGGTCTTCTGCCTTGCTGCGAGTATGAGCGTCCACCACGAACGTAGGCATCTTCTGTACCACGTTCTTGGGCATCTTCTCAAGGTAGGAAGCTAGTGTGTTATCCACAAGGTCGGCGTATTCCATCTGGCCATTCGTGTTGACTGGTGGTTTTCGGTAGAAAATACGTTCGTTACGCTCCATGAACCCAGCTGTAACTCTATCCATGAACTCCTGGCTGTCGTCGAGCTTCTTGGCCAGTTGTTCTCCTGTGAATGGGTAATTGTTTTGCATGTTTGTTTTTATCCTTCTTGTTTAGAATTATACACTAGATAGTCCTGTTGGCGTAATTCTGTGTTTTATCCTTCTTAATTGCGTTCCCGAGCTTCACCTGAGCCTTGAATGGTGTGTATGTGCCCTTCTTGGTCTTAGCCATCTGGCGAGCCTGTACTGGAGTCCACTTGACACTGCTGCTACCTCTGTCGCCAGGCTTGTTACTAGCACCCAGACCGCTGCCTCCACCGCCTCCGCCCCAAGAGCTGAAGCCACTGCCTGATTTTGGGTACTCTGAAGCTGGTGTTTTGCCCTTGCTGCCGAGCAAGCTGTTAAGGGCGTTCCATAGGTATGTCTGACCAGATTTAGTTGAGCCTAGCCCGTCTGCGTCGAAGAACCCTGTGCTGTCCAGCTCTTCCATTAGGGCAGACAACATCTGGTAGCCCTCTGAGTTGCTCAATATAGAGGTGTACTCCTCCTCGCTCTCGGCTTTAAGGGCTGAATACTCGTCGTAGCTTATCTCTTTAGCTTTGAACCTACCGTATAGGGCTGTGTTCGCCTGGGAGATTTCGTACATTCTGTCTCTCTCTGCCTCTGGTAGGTCTGTCTGGGCGATAGCATTGGTAATAGACTGCATTGATATAGGCAGACTAGAGTTCTTAGTGCCGTTCTTGTTAGGCACTGACACGTCAGAGTAGAGGTTTTTGCCGTCTAGCATCAGCAGTGCGCTGGCATCACCACCGAAGAAGGCATCCTGGATTTGGCTAGACAGAGCAGCTAGCTTGTCGTTCTTTTCTAGTTTCTTGCTGTTGTCCACAACTTTCTTGCCGTCCTCGTCCTCTTCAGTGTCCAAGAACGTGATAGAGCCCTGCAATGACCTGAAGTTGTTATTCTCGCCAGTGTCGTAGGTGTTGAACATATCCTGGGTGGCACTACCTATGTCGTTGTTGCGACCATACCTCACCAGTTCGCTGACTCTCTCGTCAAATTCGGCTGTGTTAGGGTCGTTGATGGTCTTGTTTATCACGACACCCTGGTTGTCGGCAGTCCTGACACGCCCAGCGTTGTCTCGGCTGTCCTTCAGACTGTTGTAGAACTCAGGGTCATAGCTCTTACGCACACTGTTACTGAACCACTTGAGAGGGTTCTCGTCGTAGCTAGACTTAGCGTTGACGCTCTCGCCCTTGGCTGCCTTGACTTGCTGGTAGATACCGTTGTTAGACCAAGGGACTAGAGACCTGGCAGCGTTCACTCCGTATGCTTTGGCTGCGTAGCCACCGTCACCGTTTTTGCCGCCGAGATTAGTCAAAGAGTTCGTAGCCCCAGTTGTCTGCTCAAAGGCATTAATGTACGGGACGCTCCTGGTGATGATGCCGCCGTAGAAGCCTGGGTCTCTAGCCTCGCCCTTGGCTATGTCACCCACTATCCGAGACGCAGCGACAGTAACCGCTAGAGGGAACTCGATAGGTGTGGCACGGATTGGGATGTACTGGTTGTCGCCAATCTTGATTGAAATACCCTGCGGGATGTCCACCTCGTCGCCGTCGTTGTAGACGATGATGTTGTCGTTCACAAGCACAGCTGCGCCAGTTAGTAGCCCGTAGTCCACCAGTTTGTTCTTCAAGATGTTCATAGTGTTCCTACCACCGCTAAGTTGGTCGGCACGGATTTGGTCGAGCACGCTCTTAGAGACTGGGTTCAGTGTGCGAGTTACACCTGTGCTCGACAAGTTCCATGCAGTTCTAACATAAGGGAACACGTTGCTCAACATGGCGTTGGCGATTCGCCCCTTCTTAGTTTCGCCCTCAAAAACACCCTTCATCATCTTGGCTGCTAGAGTTGACTGTCTCTCGACCTGTTTCTCAAATTCAATCATGTCGGACGTTTCAGCGGTCTCTATCCACTTCTTCCAGGCTTTAAGCGTCTTCATAGCGTGGCTGCTGCTGACCATACCGTTGTCTACACCAGCGAGGGTATTAGCCATTGACTCTGTGTGGTTAGACAGTGTCCTGGACAGGCTCTCAGCCTGTGCATTTGTCAGGTCTCTACCCTCTATTTTCTTCATTGCCCACTTAGTCAGCTCGGTACGCATACCACCGACACGAGCCTTCTGCCCCGCAGATACAGGTGTCATAGCAGTTTTATAAGTGTTACCAAGGATATATTTATACCCCTCGCTAACAGTTGTCGGTGTTGTTTTCCAGCCGTCAATAGAAGACTTGCCCTCAGCCTTCAACAACCTGCCGTTTTTAGTTGCCCCCCTGTACGTCTTGATTGGGTTTTTGAGCACACTAATGAAGTCAGCCCCGACTTCCTGGACTAAGTTCCTGCTGACATTGCCTGTGCTGGAGAGCATGTTCGCCATGCGACCAGCAGTGACGTTCTCGACTGTCTGGGTAACTTTCTCGCCCAAAGAGCCCTTTCGCTTAATCTTCCTCAACCGTGAGTCAAGCCTCTGTTGCAATAGAGCCTCCCTGCGGGTGTCCCTGTTCCTGAGTCTGTTCATCTCTTCGTTGACACTGTCGCCGACTTTACCAGTCTTGTCGCCTTTGTAGTCTTTTCGGTTTTGCTTCTGGGTCTTAGCATTTCTATTGTAAATCTCTTCAAGCTCATCGTATATTTTAGTTATTCTTGCAACTTCTTTAGGCTTGAGGTTGCTCTCGGAGGGTATCGCCTGGAGCTCAGATGAGCCATCTTTGCCCATACCGACGGCTTCAGCTATCCTGCCTTTAACGCCTGAAGGGTCGCCAGTCTTCATCATCACACGCTCAAAGCCCTTTGGCTTAGGTGCTGCCTTAGCCTTCGTGGTCGGTGCTACGCCCATACCCTCTGGGAGGGAGCTAGTTGGGGTCACATTCTTGCCCAGCGGTTTCTGCTTAGTCATCTTGAGACCTTTGTCGACCTCGTGCATAGCTCGGTCTAGCTGCTTGACATAGTCGACAGCGTCGAAGTCTTTGCGCTTATAAACGGCTGCCGTTGTGAGTGCCTCTCTAACATCGGTGAAAAATGCCTTGACGTATCTCAACACGCCCTTGCCGAGCGTACCCGCTTTGATGCGCCCGTCTAAGAGCAAGTCCATAGCGTGTGCGACATACTCTTCAACATTCTTAGCCCCAGAATCTTGGAGCTGTTGCCTACCAACCTCTTCGGGTGTGATGTCTTTGCGGAGTTTCTGCAACTCAACCATCCTGGGGTTATCACCTTTATAGTCCTTTATAGCAAGGTCGATGTGGTGGACTGTCTCGTGGTAGACGGAGCGTTTTTCCTTGAAGTCGATACGTTTAGTACCACGGTTGTAAGTCCCGAACGCCTGTCCAGTTGTGCTGTCTAGCCGTTTACCACCTTTCCCTGGCTGATTGCCGATAAGGGCAGGAGAGATGTCTTCACCACTAGAGCGGCTGAAGGCTTGCAATAACTCGGTAGCGGGGTGGACTTCAGCCTTACCTGTCTTGGGGTCAACGTGGTAGATAGTATTAGCCTCACCGCTCCTGAGTATGTCTGCGTTCTTCTTGTAGTTCTCGGCGAATGTAGTCCCAACTGTTCGTCTACCCATACGGACTGGAGTGCCCGACGCAAGATGCCCAGCTATTTCTTCGACGAAGTCAGCACCCTCATTGCGCTGTCTCTGCCAGTCTGGGACTGTGCCTGTGTCTGTATCTAGGTTGTCTCTAGCCGTCTGTGACTGTAATGCAGCCCCAGTGAGCTCCTTCGGCTTCTTGCCAAAACCGTCGTCCATAAGTCTTCGGTCAAACACGTCTGCCAACCCCTTAGATGTCTTAGGCATATCTAGCCCGTAATACTCAGCAATCCGTGCAGCGTCCAGCTCTAGCGCACGTTTAGCTTCACCTTTCACCTTGTACACGCCACGCTGCATATCAATAAAGTCACGCATAGTGCCCTGGTCTTCTTGGTGTATTTTCTTCCTGCTCTTAATAGCAGGAGTAGCTGGGTCAAGGGTTTGTAGCTTCTGGTTGATAACCGCCTCTTGAGCCTGTGATTTGCCAGGGATAGAGTCACGGAGAGCCTGTGCTTGCTCCGCTTTAGGGACTTGGACATTAGGGTCTGGGGCAGCCACAGGAGCGACTGTCTCTAGGGCTGGTGCGTCGAGTTTAGCCTTTACAGCCAGCTCGTCGTTGGTGAGCACCCTGTCCTTAGCCTCTGCGCTTAATTGCTCCTTGAGGTTGGTCGGTACGTCAGCGGTGGTGGGGGTATAGTCAGTGCCTCGGGTATTGATACGGGGGGAGACAGGGGTGACAGCCCTGCTAGCGACATCGCCAGTGACGGGGGTGAGCTTAGGTTCGTTCACGAGGCGGGCGCTAGCCTCGTCAGATATCTTCGTATTTATCTCTGGGGTATTGCCTCTGCCCTTGAACCCTCTTATACCTCCAGCGGCGACGGATAGACCAGCACCACCAGCGACACCTAGAGCACCAGCTTTTGCCGTCTGGGAGGCTAGTTCAGCGAATAGGTCGGGTGAGAACTCACCGTTTTCGTCACGCAAAGCACCGCCGTTACCGAAGTATTCAGCAGCACCCTGTGCAGCGTTCTCCCCACCTTCCACCAGGGAAGGGATAACATATTGAGTGGCTAGTTTCTTGAACAGTGTTTTCTCCGCTTGGGTAGCCGTTTTAGCGATCACCTTGCTCGACAACGACTCGAGCAGCTTACCGCTCCCACCAAGGAATGCACCGACTATGTCGATTCCACCAGCGACACCACGCCCAGCCCTCTCAGACTTATTCAAGTCTCTCTGATAACCAGTATTATAATCTGTACCGTGTCCAGAGATAGCCTCTTTGGCTGACTTAGCCCCCAGAGGGAGGGCAGTTGCTACGCCCTGACCAAAGTTACCACCAAAACGAAGAACGTCCCCGAAGCTAGTCCCGTCGAGCTTGTCGTCCACTCCAGCGACAGAGTCGAACACGCTCGCCTGTCTTAGGACGTTTGTTGCGTTTTTAAGCCGAGTCCCATAGCCCTCAGCAGGGTCTATACCGTCGGCGATAGTCCCCCAGAAGCCCCTTCTGTGTGCAGGTGTAGAGCGGTTTTTGTCTCCCCCAATAGCACGGAGGTTAGCCATGCTGCGGAGAGAGTTCTGTTCAGCCAGACCAGAGTTGTATGCACTAAGTTTGCGAGCCTGTACCCCAGCTCCCTCGTCGAGCACGTTACCGTCATCGTCATAAGCCTTGTGAACCATCTCGTTCGTGTATTTGTTGCGGGCTAGCACTTCGGCTCGGCGTGAAGCGTCTCCACCGTCCATAAGGCGACCCCAGAAGCCTAGGTTGTCTTTTTCTTGCTTGAATGTGTCGTCATAATACTTCCTCCAGCCATCGTCCTGCTTTATAGCCTCGACATCAAGAGGCTGCGACTGTTGCTGCTGGGCTTGTCGTTGGCTGTCAGCATAGGCTGCCTGGGCTGATGCCTGGGCTGCTGCCTGTCTGCGAGCCTCCGCTGCCTCTGCCTCTCTTTGCTTCCTCTGTGCGTCTGCTTGAGCCTTCTGGGGGGACATAAAGTAGCTCTGCTCCGCTCGAGACTGCTGTGGCTTCTGGGCTTGCCCTTTAGTCACGCCGTCTGTGGCTACTGCTGCGTTTGCACCGCTAGCCGATGGCTGCCACGAACCCTCCTGTAGAGACTTGACTTTAGCTACCTGTGGGGTGGCGAATAAATCATCTTTTTTTTCTTCCCCGTCGTCCCAGCTCATCAATGCCATTTTTTTGTCCTTTTGTTTTTGGATTTATAATAGAAGTATACCACTTTTCCGACCAGCAAAAAACCCTGCCGATAAAAGCAGGGTTTTAAGTTTTGTCTCTAACTTAGCTTAACTAGCTACGATAGTTGAAACACCCAATTTCTTAGGAGTAGATACGACACAAGTGTACATATATAGACATAGTAGTAGTGAACCGAATGCCGCTGCACTTTCGCCAACCTTAGAATCGTCTAAGAATCGAGGAGCAGATACAACTGCTGGGTTTACCACAATCATACCAGTGTTAGATGGCATTAGGTCAGATGGAACTTCTTTAATCTTAATCCCAGCTACCATACCGATGTCACCAGTACGCATAGTCTTCTCAGTACCTTGTACATAAGGGACTAGGTGGTCGCTTAGGCGAATGCTGTCAGCTGTAGTCGTGTTGACATAACCGAGCATATTCTTTCCAAGACGAGCGTTTATTAGGAACGCACGAGCTGTAAGAGTATCTGCATAGCCGTCTGCTGTAGCTACAGTGTCTTGTGAGTTAACAACTGATACTGCTGCAAGTATACCAAGACGATAAGCGTCAATTAGTGGTACAAGCTGTTCTGAAACAATAGCACTAAGGACTTTTCCACCTTCTGTGATGCTGTTGTTAGTTGCGATAACAGTTCGGTCTAGGAACTGCTTGATGTCTTTTTGCTGGTCAAGTGTGTAGGTAGCGATTGTTGAATCGACGTTAACGATACCACCGATTTGCGTACTGAATGTTTCAGTAGCGTCGTGGGTAGTAACCGCACCAGCTGTAACAACTGTACGAACCTTAACTACTTTAGAACCTTTTTCAAATTTGATTTCTTTGTTATTGCCTTCAAGCTCTTTTGTGTAACTTTCGTCGTCAAAAGGCTGGTCAATCACGGGTGAGTAAATCTCTGAAGCTGTAATAGCCATAATAATTTTCCTTCTCTTTTTTTAAATATAGTTTGTTTGTGTTGATGAAACACTGAGTACATCAGCGCATCTGTCCCCGCTGTGGTCGTGACCCCACTTACACATCTGGCAGAAACATATAGCTACTTATAATATATCGCAATCCCCCTCTGTCTGTCAACGTGCAAAAAGACCCTCGTGAGGCAGGGTCTTACATTTGCTAGGGTTTTTCTAAGCGAGCGTACAAGAGCTGCTGGGGACTCTTGATAGCATCATTATACTATACTTCTTCTACTTCTTGGTTCTGTATTGAAGCCTGTTTTTCTTCTAGGCTCTGTAGCTGTATTCTCGACAGTACATTTGTTTCGTTCTCTCGGAGCATCACTTCGCCCTCTTTGTTCTTGACGATACTGAAGCGGGGGACTACGGACTTATCCACACTTATCTTCATGCCTTTCTTGGCTGAAGAGGTTGCTAGCCCTTCTACAATCGCAGTAGCAATACCTTTATCTGCTTTTGATTCCTTTGGTGCTACTGGCTGTACTTCTGGGGCAGACACCTCTGCTGCTTCTGCTACTGGCTTCTTTGTTGGTTTTGACATATTTCTGTTCTCCTTATTGTTTTTCTATTATACACGCTTTTTGATGCCAAGCTGCTTGTATAAATCGTTGGCAGCATTGACGTTAGGGTCTGATGAGCGACTGTGGGGGACGCTCACGTTCGAGCCCACTTCAACGCTATCATTCACGCCGTTAAGAGGTAGACTTCGCTTTTTATTGCTGATACCCCTCATGGCTTCGAGTATTTTCTTCGGGTTGATTTTTAAGCCGACGATAACAGGGAGTTTGTCCTCTGCGTTGCCTGGCTCAGTGCCCTCCTGATATTGTACAGCGTCCTCAATAATTGGCATAGCTGTGGCTGCGAAGTCAGAGTCGAAACTGTCGCTAGTGCTGACAAGCTCAGGGTATTCGTCCATAAGACCTGCGAGGGTGTCGTAAGCGTTAGCTGAGTCTTGCATAACCTGACGGGTCTGGGCTTCGGCTCTTTCTCTCTGTGAGGTCTCGAAATTCGCTTTTGCATCACGCTCAGTCGCTCTCTGGCTGTAACCCTCCTGCCATCTGCGGAAGGCGAGTTCAGCTCGGTCATCGTCAAGTTCAAGCACGTCTCCGTATTCATCACGGACTTTCCTGAAATCATCCATAGTGTACTCAGGGTCTTCCTGGGCTATCTGCGACTCTACCTGTTGCCTCGTGCTGTCTTGCAGCTTTTGTTGCAGTTCAGCAATAGCCTCGTCACGCTCTTTGACCTCTCCAGTTAGCTTCTGGAATCTTTTTTCGATTTCTGGGTTGCTTTTGCCTGGGCGTTTGACTTCTTCTGCTTCTCCAGGCTTGCCATCTCCTCCGTCAGCGTCTTCTTCGCTTCCTCGCTCAGAATCTTCTTCAGCCTTGGGTTTAGTCTTGTGAACTCCCTCGCCAGATTCCTCTGGTTTGTCTGATACTTTTCCGTCATCCTTGCTGACTTTCTTGCTCTTCTTGTTATCCTCATCTCCTGCCACGACATCTTCAGCATTGTCTGGTGCAGCTTTCGACTTGCTTTCGCTTTTGTCGTCTTTTTGCTCCCCATCTTTGGAATCTTTAGCGTCTTCTTTCGGAACGTCTTTATCTCGAACATCAGCGGTTTTAGGTCGTCCTTTAGGTTTACCACTGGGAGCGGTAGCTTTGATACCAAGGTCTTCGTACATTGACTGTATGTCTGCCGTACTCGGTTCTGCCACTGCTCCTTCTGGTGCATTGGCTTCCCCTGCTGCTGGTTTGATTTCTTCTGCTGCTTCATTTGGCTGTTGCCCCTCTTCATTCATTATTTGCCCTTTTTATTAGTTTTTTACCCATTTTCATAAAGAATTTTTGTGTTAGTGCTATTGTACTACACTTTATACAAACATACTAAATGTGCTGTTTTCGTCTTTCCCTCCCAATAAAAGCTCGCTTTTGATTAAGTTCTCGAACCGCTCCTGTTTAGCTTCTTTCGTGTCCTTGACCTCGGACGGGTCTGTCACCCTGGACTTAGAGAACACGTTTTTGGCTGTAATCCTGTATTTACCTATCGCCTGTCCCATATAGCAAAGGGAGTCGACGGTGTCAGAGTAGCCCCCGACGTGAGTTGGCTTAGACGACCAGAGGTGCAGACGCTCGTTCCACTCGTACTCCAGCTTGTCTAAACAATCTACGAGGCGGGTCAGCCCCTCATCTATCCTCATGCCGACGAAGATGCGGCGCAAGTGGTTCAACTTATCCTCGACACGGTTAGGTCTAGGCAGGACGACAGTGTTGGCGACACCCTCGTTGAACAGCGCAGCTTTATAGCTCTCGTTGCGAGCACCCTTCCTGTGGGCAGCGTCGTGAGGCAGAAAGTGGGTGGCTACGTTCCAGCTGCGCTCTTTCCACTCCCCGATATACCAGGTGACATCCTCGTTGCGGTTCTCTATGTGGTCAATAATAGACGGGAATCCGTTTTCGTCCACCTGGAATAGCACGATAGAGGTGTAGTCGGCGTTACCTAAGTCAAATGCGGTGTAGTACGGCTGGGACTCGTCGCCGACCACCTGGGTGACTCTGCCCTGTTCTTTCATAATCTTGGACAAGTCGCCGAATACTGAACCAGAGTTAGGCGAAATCCAGCTGGTCATATACTCCTGTTGGTACAGGGCATCATTGCCGTATTTGCTGATAATCTTGAGTCGCTCCTGCTCCAAGAACCCTGTCGCCATATACTGAGAGACCTCTTCCATCCCACAGTGCATATTGCTGACATAGGCGAACTCGGGGTGGGCTAGCCCGAAGTTGTACTCATCGAAGAAGTGGTTTTTGCCACGAGGGGTAGAAATCATCACTCGCCAGCCACCAGTTTCGGCAAGCATGGCTGTGACAAACTCGATAGAGGCAGGGTTCAGGACGGCGAACTCATCGAACACCACGCCGTTAAGCCCAGCACCGACCAGCTTGTCAGCCTTGTTGACACCGACCAGCTTAATCACCGAGCCATTAACAAGCTCAATTTCCATCTTGGCAGAGTTCATCCTGACCACTATATCGGGCGGTATCATATCCAGAAACTTCAGCCCCTTAGAGGTCATCGCTATCCAGATGTCGTTATAAGCCGTGGCGTAGTTGTCGAAACAGTACCAATATGTGCCAGGTTTGTCGATTGCCTCTCTGATGAGTAGATTCCAGGCGAACAGGGACTTCCCCGCTCGACGAGACCAGCAGAGGACGATAAACCGCAGACCATTGTCAAAAGCCTTCATGACTGCCTTCTGGTAGGTACGGAGGATTATACCCCCACCGATATTAAATCTCATTTAACGCTTTCTGTCTCCACGAAGTAAACCCCATCTTCACTCTTTTGGGCTTCGTGGGGGGCTATGTCAGCCCAATTCTCGAGCAGGATAGTGTCCAGACCCTCTATGCGTATCACGTCAGCCACAGCCCCGTCCAGGTAGTCGAAAAGCAACTTAATTGCCCCTAAGTTAGAGCCGCCCATAGCGATGCCGTACAGATTGGCTGCCATCACCTCTGCGACGGTGTGCTTGCCCTTGTTCTCCAGCACCTTGTAGCTGTAATCCCGTGGCTTGTCACCAATCTCATCCACCATCTGCCGAAGCAATATACCTGGGGCGTTGCTGCCGTCAATCACCACCTGGGAGCTGTCGACGACAGACTCGGCTCGGGTTTCGTCGAGCACCCTCTCCACGACCACAGACTCTGAGGCTTTGGTGAGTGCATCTGGGTATTCGGTTCTGACCAACGTGCGCTTTATCACAAGCACCTTCTCTGGTTTGCCCAGAATACGCTCGAACGCCATTTCGATAGCCTTCACGTCATTCTCCTCGCAGCAAGTGCGTAGCAACTCGGCTACTACCGCTTGGTTAGAGGTCAGCTCGTAAATGTCCCGACGGAACTCAAAGAAGTTCCTCGGTAAAAAGTCGTTAAAGGAGTTTTGTAGCTTCTTACCCATTAAGGACTCCTTCTATTTGTTCTATAGCTTGATTGAAGGCATACACTTCCTGATCGCATAGCCTAGAGTCTTCTGGGTCTGTGTGGTCTTCATGGGCTGCACATGCGGTCTTCTCTGGTAGTCTCTTTCTAAATGCTGAGAGGATTTGGTCGTTAGCTTTAACTAGGTCTGGGCCGTAAGGCACGAACCCACCGTTCTGTAGTATCTCTGCTATTTCTTCTCGTAGTGTCATAACTTCAGCTCCTCTTGCTCTTGGGCATAATAGTCCTTTTCTAGTTGCTCACCGTATTCAGTCCAATTTTCTGAGAGGAAGTTAGCACCGTACTGGCGATTTATCTCTTTGAAGCCCTCTTTCATTGCGTCCACTGTCTCCTGGGTGAGCATATACCTCACTCCACCTGTGAACCCCATCTGGTACTCCGTATAAGTTAAAATCCTGCCCTCCTGTACACATAGTTTCCCATAAGTATTGGCTTCTTTCAACCACTCAGACCAGCCATACGCCTGGTACTTATTTATCGGCGGTCTGGTTATGTCCCCATTCGCAAGCCCTATGGCGCAAATCACCGCATAATTCAGCCACGCCTGTTTGTCGGCTAGAATCATCTTCTTCATAGTCCCACCGTCAGCTTTAGAGCTGATGTAGGTGTATAGGCAGAACCGCACTCTGTCCACGGTGCTCTGCTCAAAGCTGATAGTCGCTGGGGCGTTAGAAATTATCTCGATAAACCCGTAATTGGTGGTTTGGTAGTTGTCGCCACCCTTGACCTCGACCTGAATCGGGTCTCCACTCGCCATTAGGCTTAGTGTCTCGTAGTTCTCGTTGTTACTGCCCTTTGACCCTTTAGCGTCTGAATCGTACAAATAAGTCGTATTCTCCATCTTCAAAGTCCCGAATCTGCCCCAGTTCTTGCTCAGTGAGAACACTTTAGCCCCTGTGCCCAATACCCCTGCGAGCCCCTCGGCGAGCGTCGATTTGCCAGTGCGGGATTGACCAAAAGAGAATAGCACCCCGTGCTCACCCAAGATGGCACTGCCGACAGACCAGTCACGCACCGCTCTTTGGTGGTCGTCCATGTCGTCATACCACGCCACCCACGCTGGGGTCTGCTTGTAGTCTGGCTCGTAGCTCAGTTCAGAAGACCGAGTGGTCGGGCTTGTCAAAAACCGCTCCTCAGTGTAGTCCAGGTCGCCAGTCTCCCCGTCCAAAATACAGTTGCCCATCTCGAAGTAGCGTCGGTTGTCGAACTCTATCTCTGGGGCGTAGTGCTGGAAGTAGTCCCACAGCTCCCTAGTCCTCTTAGTTGACCAGTTGGACTGCCTAAGCTCTGACCAGCTCCGCATAGCGTCTCGCCAAAACTCAATAGACTGTGAAACCCGATAGACCCGCCACACCCCGTCGACTCGCATCGCCACAAGCCCGTCGTCTGACCGCCTAAGATATAGAGGCGATTGCCGCCCGTTCATGCAAGTAAAGTTGTCGAGCACTGTGCTGAACCACCACTGCAACACGTCCTGGTTGCGAGTTGTCTCTGGCATCACTGGGAGCTGGGCGACTGGAGTGCCTTGGATGCCCTCAAGCAACTCGGCAGTTTTGTCTGGCTTCTCTGGGGCAGCCACGTTAAGACTCCTCCACCATTGAGCTGATATGGCTCAAATTTAATAGGATGGATGCCCCCGACTTGGTGTCGTTAATCCTGAAAAAGGCACGGCTGCCTGTGTCGAGCGACTCGTCTAGAGCCGTTGCGTCAGCCTTGTTGATAAAATATGTGTCCCCGTTGGTCATTATGACCAGCACTCTGCTTTTCTGCATCTGTGTACCCTCGTTTAATATTTAATGTTTGGTTGTGTAGGTGTTAGCCTCGCTCGATTAAGTCCTGCTCCTGTCTCTTTTTATTGCCCCGATACCTCTTGCTCCTGAGCCTTGAATTAGTCTTCTCAGACTCCAGTGTATCAGCTGTCTTGTAATGGCGCAGCCTATAGTCTCTGAAATAGGCTGCCCAATGCGCCCTCGCCTCCTCATAGGCTGTCTCCCAAGACTGGTGCTTGTGCCCCTCGCCAATAGGAGTTTTAGTCGTTTTGCCTATCGCCCGTATCACCGCCTTAGTGCCCGTCAGCCGCAAAGTATTAGTCGCCTTGTCCCGCTCGAACACAAAGTCAAAATGCACCGTCCCAACTTTAAGTTTGACCAGACCATTGTCTTCTCCAAATTTTATAATATTCTCGATTGTCTCGCTGTATATCTCTAATTTATTCATAGTAACAGTATAGCACAGTAATTTTATTTGGGCAAGAAATAATATTGTTTAGGATAAATTTGGCTCAGGGGTTATGTGGTTATATATATATTATATTATATGCCCCTGCACACACCCCTACCCCCCTACCCTTGACTTATCCCTGCTATTATTCTATGGCATACCTAACCTATTTATCTATTCACCCCTACACCACCAGACCAGACTACACATAGAACAACACACACACACTGAGCACTAAGCACAACGCACAAACAATTTAAATTGTAGCGTGATACACACACCGTGATTGTATAACCAAAGCATTACTGTAACTAACAGATACAAACAACACGCAAACAATTTAATGGGTGCAGGACGTGCAATTCTCAACTCACTACTCGGCTAATATACACACCCTATATATTACGTTTTATAAAAGAATATAAAGTGACTTTACTAGGTAAATATCATCACGGAAGTTTAATAAACATTTACTAAAACACTTTTAAAGTTTACTAATAAACATTTAATTTAATTCCGTGATTTTTCATCACGCTAAAATAAACATAAAAATAGTATTGACTTATTCATTACACTTGTGCTATACTTAATGCATAGCAACGCAAGGGCTATACCACACAATTAACCAAAGGAGTTCAAATGAAGACAATGACATTCAACCAACTAGCAAACGCGATAGGTATGGATTTGGTAGACCTAACAGGCGTAGAAGAGGCGCACGAGTACGCCAACACAATAGCCAACGGCACACTTATCGGTGACGAGCTAATACAAGAGTTAAAAGACATGAAAGCAGGAGCATAACTATGAGCGACTCAACACTATCAATACTAATAGCAGACCAACTAATAAAAGAGGGTGGAGCACTATAATGCGACTGAATTTAAATAATATAGAGAATGTTTACAGAGCGAAAGTAGCTAACACGGATACAATGGAGCAAATGGGCTACGAGCTAATAGAGCAAATCATGGTCGACAATTCAGGATTTGGGCGGGACGACGAGCGAGCAGACACACCAACACAATTTGAAGGACGGCTAATAGATTTAATTCAGGAGCACGGCACATTGACGGCTAAAATTACGAGCGTAGGACAGTTTCAAGTATTTGTTGGACTGTTCAAAAAGAATGGAGCACCAACAGCGAGACTACTCGCAAGCGATAACGTGCACTTAGTCGAGACGGACGACGGCAAAAGAGCCGTAAGACTTTACGACACGGACATAATCACGGACAACGGCGACGGGACGCTAACAGTGGACAACGGTGGCTATGCAACACGGACAACACACAAACGGATTAACGAGTTCAGCAGTTTAGACGCTACCGCTCGACAATTTGAGACACACATAAACGGCACGGCACTAACTAACGACAATAAGACTTTTGACGGATGGCTGCGGGTATAACACTATGAAAATACAAGTACATGAAGTAACACAATACAACGGTGCCATAGTAACCACTGAAGGTGAAATCGCACCAACTAACAATGGTATTAAAAGTACCAACGTAAAGACAACCGTGCAATTTAGGGGTCAAACAGGCCGAGGTGCTAACCATTTAAGACAAGCGCAAGCGCTACCGTGCAACTATAGGACTATAGACAGGCAAACACTCGCAAGCCTGTTGCAAGCGACTGAATACGGCAAGATGTACGTCAGTACACTAGGCAAAAACATAACTAACTTTATAGAGGTATAACACTATGAAAACATCAAACGTATTTCACGAAGTCTACAACATAGCAATGGGCAAGGCACACAGCCTGTTCGTAGCACTAGACCATGAAAATGTAACAAGTATCATACTAGACGGCAACACCTACTGGACAGAAAAGAACATGTACAGCGATGGTCTCACAGATAAACAGCATAAACAGTTGGCCGATATTATGGCCGAGCAGTACAGTGCCGAATATCTATATGCAATGAAAATAGGAGTATAAGACAATGAGAGACAAATTACAGGCGCTAATAGATACATACACTAACGGTAATAAAGCAGACTTTAGGCAAGAACTAGTAAAGCTCAACCCGCTAGAGGTCGCAACACTAATTGCAATGTGGCAACCGTACCATTCAGCAATCGCAACTATACAAATAAGCTATAAAATTATGGAGGGGTAACACTATGAAAACATACAGCGACACTAGCGCAATAATGGGCTACGGTAGCTACGCATTTAGACCGCTAAAGCTTACTAAAGAGCAATACAACTACTTACTACCGGCAATAGACGGGAGCCGACTAGAATCAAGCCAGAACAGGTATTACTTTCACGGCAATAAGCAAGAACACAAAGACATATTAAACAGATTAGAGGGGTTAGAATACTAATATGACTAACGCACAACTAACAATACTAAACACAGCAACATTAATAATGGCTTTGGCGCTAGTCGCAGGGCATACAGGGAGTATTTAAGAATGAAAGACTATGAAATAAACGTGAGCAGGGCGGATTGTGACCACAGTTGGCACGTAGATATTAACGCCACGAACAGAGAAGACCACGAAGACATGCTAATAAATGGCTACACAGTAGACGGTGATAGAGAAGAAGCCGAGTTTATGGGCAGAATCTGGGCAGACGCATACGAGTACGCTAAAACAGCAGGGAGTAAATAAGATGATAGACTTCGAGAACATGAGCGACGACATCAAGACAACAGAGGAAGCCAGAGAATATGCGCAAGAGTGGCAATTGTGGACAGGCGAGCAAAATTTGAGCTATGGCGAGCTAGCATTTTGGAGCGACTATTTTATGGAGCAAGGCAAGAAATATAACTTAACTGAAGAGTTCAGAGAAAATGGGATAATATAATAAACTAAAAAAGTGTTGACATTTAACCGCTGGCATGATAGTATTAAAGCATAGCAGTAAAGGCTATAGAAAAGGAATTAACAAAATGAGCGTATCACTACTAGAGGTAATAGAGGCAGGAGGCTACAGTCTATCAAACATAGACGACGCTAACTGGCTATTATCCAAGAGGGACGAATTTGAGGGACTTATTGAACGGGTGGAGGACTTTTTAGAAGAGGTCGACAGAGTCAACGACGAAGCAGCCGAGGCAGAATATCGAGCCGAGTTTTTACAAGAAAAGGCAGACGAAGAGCGAAAGGCACTAAGAGAGGACGGGCAATCGGTATGAAAATTAAGGTAAAACATATCTATAACACGCAAGCCGTCGTAGTTAAGGGCAATAAATGGGACAACTGGCGAGTATTCTTTCAGAACACACGGCGGTTTGGACACGAGAACGCAAGATTGAATAAATTAAAACTATATCCAGTATCGAACGAGGCACTGGACGGTCTAAAAGGAGACTATTAACATGAAATATGAAAAAACAGGCGATAAGAAAATCAGCAAGACAGGGGCAAAACAGTCTCGGGACAAGGCGTTACAGAACATCGACAGTAAAGCGTTTATGTGGGCGAAGTCAAAGCAGCACAAATTTGGCTTGAAGACTACATACGCAGTGATACTAACGGTTTATGCGTTCGTACCATTCATACCAGGCGAAATAATAGCAGTAATATTCGGTAAATAATAAGAAGGAGACAAACAGCATGGCTGGCAATAAAATCGGTGGACAAAAAACAAGAGACAAGAATCTAGCGAAAGACCCAGATTTTTACAAGACAATGGGCGCACTCGGTGGCAAGAAGTCAAGGACAGGTGGCTTCGCTAGCAAGAAAGTAGACACAGACGGACTCACAGGGCAAGAGCGAGCCAGACTACAAGGCGCAAAGGGCGGGCGAATAAGTAGACGAACTAAGAATAAGAAAGCGGAATAATCATGAAAATCACAGCAACGAACCCACTAGTTAAGCAGTTTGAAGAGAACCAACAGGCTATGGCGAAGTTAAACGCAGAGGTGCAAAAAGTAGTAGGCAGTCAAATGCAGAAACTTGAAACACTGGAGCAACAGAACAAAGACATGCGCCAGGCAATACTTGAGGCGATGGAAGCGAACGACGTGGACAAGTTCGACGGGGACTTAATCACTATCACAAGGGTTAAGGCGACAACACGCACAACTTTCGACTCAAAGAGATTCGCAGACGAGCGACCAAAGACTTGGGCTAAATACCTAAAGACTGGCAACGTCAAGGCATCAATCAGACTAAAAATTAAGGCTTAGTCAGTGAGCCCACTATACCCTAGCCAGGACGACTACTTGTCCAGGCTAGGCAGCAGACCATATATGTTCTGTGGCACTGGAGCGGGTAAGACCAGAATGGCAATGGTCAGGGCTAAACGGCTAGGCTTCGGTAAAGTTCTGGTCATAGCCCCAGCCACAGTCAGGGACACAGGGCAGTGGCAAAAGGAATTAAAAGAGATAGGGCTAGAGTTCGAGGAATTTCAAGTAGAGGGCTTCAGTTTTCTACAGAAGTACAAGAGCCTGGACTTCTCACAGTATGCCGAGCACTACGTCATTATCGACGAGGCACATAAAATCAAGAACTCACAGAGTAAGCAAGGTCAGGGAGCGTGGTATTTATGCAACCTGGCTGGAGACTACTCACTACTCAGTGCCACGCCGATGAGCGACTGGGCAGGGGCAGTGAACTACGCCAAGATAACAGGGCTAGTGAAACACAAGACCGAATTTTACAAGCGGTATGTGATTGAGGAACGGAGCTATGCCCATAAAGGAATGGACGTGGTCGGCTACAGGGACACAGACGAACTCGTTGCCTGGTGGGACAGCATTGCACTACGGGGACGGTCAGAGGATTTTGTGGAGCTACCAGAGAAACAGATAATCAATGTGGACATACCGATTAAGAGGAGGGACTACGCACAGATGATTAAAACCAGAATGAGGGGCGACGAGCCTCTAGACTCAGCACCAAAATTGAATTGGGCACTCAGGGCTCATGCCGAGGCAGCACCCGAGAAGTTGGCTTGGGTGGTGGACAAGGTGGACGGGCTAGAAAACTGCATTGTGTTTGTGAACACAATAGCGGCACTGGAGGCATTAAGCGAAAAATTCGACAACGCCAAGATTAAATATGGCGTGTGGTACGGCAAAAAGAAGGACAAATTTGAAGACCAGAATGTGATGATTGTGCAATACCAGAGTGGTGGCACGGGGCTCAATTTGCAGAAATTTAATGCGACCATATTCTTATCGCCGACGTACAGCTACACAGACCACCACCAGGCTACGGGCAGGACGCACAGGACAGGGCAGACTAGACGGTGCACGTTTTACCAGCTCAAGGCAAATAATACGATTGACGGGGCTATATATAAAGCGTTAGGAGAGAAGAAGGATTTTGACGATAAACTAACAGGCTCTAAAGAAGCCGATTGGATGAAGGTAATGGGATGAGTAATACACTAGATGAGATAATGAAGTTAATAATAAGGAGATAAATATGAGTAAATTAACAAAAGAACAAGCCCTAGCAAAGATTGAAGAATTAAAGAAGTACGTTGATCAAGTTGATGTAAACACTGATTTTCTTAATGGTATAGCTATTAAATCACGATATGACGGGAGTATCATTTACCAATCTACAAAGCCAACATTAAAAGAAGCAGTCATTGAGGCAGTGGAAAAAGATGCAAACCTGCGTGGTGCAGACCTGCGTGGTGCAAGCCTAATTGGTGCAGACCTGAGTGGTGCAGACCTGCGTAGTGCAGACCTGAGTGGTGCAGACCTGAGTGATGCAAGCCTGCGTGGTGCAAGCCTGAGTGGTGCAAACCTGCGTCGTGCAGACCTGAGCCGTGCAGACCTGAGCCGTGCATACCTGACTGGTGCAGAATTACAAAACGCCAAGTTCTACGGCAAAGGTGGTGCTAAAGAATTAAAAA